CTGGACTGGATACGCATTTGCACAGGTAGGGTTATGGTTAAATCTTAAGTAACAGGAATAGCATATGAACAAACAAATCAATAAACTTATTGAGAAAGCTGGACAAAATAACTTAGAAGGGTTTGCCGAGCTAATTCTAGAAGATGTTATGTCTATCTGTGAAGATCTTGATGACAAAGGTATGGATGGTCACTACTGTGTCGATGCGATTAGAAACAAGTTTGAGCTTTGGCCTATGCTTTTAAACACCGAGGAAAACACATGACCGATACTATTAAAACAGCAAGCGTAACATTAATCCGTGAAAACGAGGATGGTAGTGCAGACTATCAATTCAAATTCCCACCAGAGGCGTTAGATGCGCTGACTAAATTAGGTATATTAACTGCCATACAAGCGGGGATTGAGGATGCTAAACGACTTGACCCAGAAGAATATAAAGACTGGCATAGTGAGTTCGATCCTGAATTTGATAGCTAAAAACAGACGGTACCTAATAGGACTAAAGGAAAAACATGAACATCGAAGACATACTACCACTAAATACCCAAGAAGAATGTGCCGAAGTAATTCAGGCTATCTCTAAAGTATTTAGGTTTGGTCTTAATCAAACACACCCTGAGACGGGTATCAGCAATAAGGAGAACCTTCAAACAGAGATTGGTCAGTTGTCTTTTATGTTAACAATGCTTGTTAGTCAATGGGACTTAGATACAGATGCTATCGAGGAATCATACCATAACAAGATGGAAACATATCAGGAATGGTATAAATATTTTCCTAAAGAGGGAGCATATGTTAATTGAGACATCGCCCGAAGGGTATACAGAAATAACTGTAGTTATTCGTAATCCCTTTGATAACGAATCAACAAGTTTATTTCTAGAGTTCTTAGACACATTGTCAGAAATGGAGATGGTATATGACAGAGCAACAGAAGACGAAGACTTTGAGTGACTGGGATGTAATGTACATGGATATCTGTAACGTAATCTCTAAGATGAGTTATGCTACGGATAAAAAGGTAGGTGCTATCATCGTTAAGGATGGTAACATTATCTCATTCTCTTATAATGGTACCGCCAAAGGAACTGATAATGACACCCAACGCAATCCAGTACTACACGCAGAAGCTAGCGCAATTGCTAAGGTCGCCAGTAGTAGCTATTCCACGCGTGACGCTACGCTTTATTGTACTCTTGCCCCTTGTATTGATTGCAGCAAGCTTATATATAGCAGCGGAATTATTCGGGTGGTTTACCGAGACGATTATAAGTCTATGGAAGGAGTAGATTACTTACGCAGCCTTAATATACTTGTCAACGAACAACCTAGTAATACTCGACTGTTTAAAGATGAGGAACTGAAGATGACAGGATTACTATGAATGAATACCTATGGATGGCTACTATTGGTATGGTAGGCATTGGTTTGTACATGACTCACCTTATCAATAAGATAAGTGACTTGAACGAACAGTTAGAACAATACCATATTGTGGTTTTAGAGATGGCTAAAGAGTTAAAATCACTTGGTTCAGATAAGGTAAACATTTATTATGAAGACGATGAAGAGTAAAATACCTAAGAACATTAAGGTTAATGTAGCCTGTATACCTCCAGCAGAAAAAGAGATTAAACAACTCTTCTCTGATGTGTTATCAGACTACAGTACCCGATTCAATGTTCCTGTTACAAGTAACAAAGTACAGATACATATCTGCCTGGTAGAGTATGAAGAGAAGACAGAGACACAGGGATTAACTACTATGTCTGATGATCTTAATAGAGTGCTAATACAGGTACGAGATCCTTTCCTAAACAACTGGGAAGGTAATCGGTATATGTCTGATCATTTCTTAGCTATATTGTGCCATGAGTTTGTTCATGCTGCACAGTTCTTATGTAAACGAAATGGTTTTACTGTAAAGGGTTTAACGTATGATAAGAAAGATGAATTCGAATCATATTGTTTTGAGCCTATGGAAATGGAAGCTCGTATGCTAGAGTACTTCTATGCAGAAAAATATGGAGGTAAAATCCTATGAGCAAATTAAGACTATGCGTAGATATAGAGACAAATGGTTTCATGCCTGATGTTTCTAAGATCTGGTGTATGGTCGCTGTTGATTCTGATACGGGTACTGTGTACTCGTTCTCCGACTATGATAGCGAACTTCCCTCGCTCAGAGAGGGTCTAGAGTTCATTGGAACCGCTGACATCATCTTCGGTCATAACATTATTGGCTATGACCTTGTGGTGTTGAAGCACCTAACAGGTTGGATGCCCAATGATAATCAACAAGTGACTGATACCTGGATACTATCTCAGATAAACCAATATAAACGTGATCATAAACATGGTCTCGAAGGTTGGGGTTCTAAGTTAGGATTTCCTAAATTACCTTTTGATCAGTTCGATTCTTACTCTAAAGAGATGCTTACATACTGCATCCGAGATGTAGAACTAAACGTAAAGGTATATAAAGAACTTGCTGAAGAGTCTGTTAAGATCCTACGTAAACACCCTAACTTTAAGAGGGGTATTGAAGTAGAGATGGAGTTCTCTAAGATAGAAGCAGATATCCGTAACAAAGGATGGATGTTTGATATGGCAGGTGCTCAGACACTACTCACTAATATCAATAACAAGCTAGAGGCTATCGAGCAGGTACTAGAACCTAAGATCGGTATGCGCTGCATTAAGATTGATAAGCCTGATGAGTATAAAGAACCAGCTTGGCGTAAGGACGGATGCTATACAGTGTCTACTGTAAAGCACTTCGGTTATACACAAGAGAGTGGTAGGGAAGATCGCCCTATTGCTGGTCCATACTGCCGAGTATCTTTTGAGCAGGGTAAGATAGGATCAATTGAAGTCGTAAAGGACTGGCTGTATTCTATTGGATGGGTACCTGACGAATGGAATGTTGAGCGTATCAACGGTAAATTCGTAAACAAGTCTCCTAAGATTACAGAATCAAGTCTAGAGAACTTAGGTAACGATGCAATGTTAGTATCAGAATACTACACTGTACGTAGCCGTAAGGGTATTCTCGAAGGATGGATTGAGGAAGTAAGGAAGTCACCTGACAATAGACTTCATGGTCGTATGTGGACTATCGGTACACCTACTTTCAGATGTCGTCATGAAGTAGTAGCTAACCTACCCTCAGTAGACTCTGTCTATGGTAAAGAGATGAGGTCACTTCTTATCTGTGAAGAAGGTACTACTATTGTAGGTGCTGACTCAGCAGGTAATCAGATGCGAGGTCTCTGTCATTACATTGGTAACGATGAGTTCACTAATGAAGTGATTAACGGTGACGTACATCAACGTAATGCTGATGCGCTAGGTGTCTCTCGTAAACTAGCAAAGCCTTTCCTGTATGCCTTCCTATTCGGTGGTGGTGCAGGTAAGTTAGGTCTAATCCTAAGTGGTAAACGAGATACTAAACTAGGTCAAGAAGCTATGGATAAGTTTGAGAAGTCAATCCCTGGATTGTCTGAACTTAAAGATAAGCTGATGACGCAGTATCAGAATACTTCTAATGCCTTTGGTAAGGATAAAGCTTTTGTACGTGGTCTTGATGGTCGATTAGTATTCGTGTCATCACCCCATCAGGTACTTAACTATATCTTACAAACAGCTGAAGGTATTACTTGTAAAGCAGCTGCCGTATACCTCAAAAGAAAACTAAGGGATCGAAAGATCCCACATTACTTTGCTCTTCATTATCACGATGAAGTAGCAGTTGTCTGTAAAGATGAGCACGTAGAAGAGGTACGTGAGTTATCTATCGAAGCTTTTGTTGAGGCTCCTAAGTGGTTTGATATCACTTGTATGGGAGGTGACGCTAAAGTAGGTAAGAACTATGCAGACGTTCACTAAGAAAGGAAGAGTATGATTGCACCAGACGATCAATTCGACTTAGCGATCATTGATGCTGATAGTATTATCTACCAGATAGCCCACTACCAGCCATCACCAGCATTAGCTAAGAAAGCTTTTGACGATAAGTTAAAAGAAATTATGACTAACACAGGCTCTTTATCAGGCGCTGTATTCATTAAAGGTACTGATAACTTTAGGTATGATGTTACTAAGGACTACAAAGGTAATCGTAAAGATACCCTTGAACCTGAAGTAAAAGATCGTATCGAGATGCTATACAAGTACGCTAAAGACTTCTGTATCTGTTCCGATGGAGCAGAAGCAGATGACTACTGCGGTATAGCTGGAGAGTTAGCAGTACAAGAGAATAAGCGCTATGTTATCTGTCATATCGATAAAGACTTAGATACACTGCCTGGATACCATTATAACTTTAGGACTACAAACCTATACTATATGGAACCAGAAGATAGTTATCTATTCCTTATGACACAGTTACTTACGGGTGACTCAACAGATAACATTAAAGGTCTTAAAGGAGTTGGTCCAAAGACAGCAGAAAAGATTCTTAAGGATGTACCTATTAACCAAGTATGGAACAAGGTTATTGACACTTGGCGTTCCAAAGCAGGTTATAATTGGAAAGAGGATTTCACCAAGTGTGCTAATCTAATCTACATCCGAGAGTATTCAGAGGATTGCTATGGATTAACATACGAACAACTAGAAGAAAAATTATCATGGACGATTACGGACACTGGATCCCACT